GTTACTGTACAAGTATTAGAAGATATGGGTTCAAGTTCTCATTCAACTGATTGGTCATTAGGTTCATTTTCAGATACTACAGGTCATCCTTCTTGCGTAACCTTCTTTGAACAAAGACTTGTTTTTGCTGCAACATTATCTCAACCACAAACAATATTTTTCTCAAAGTCTGGTGATTACGAAAACATGAATGAGAATAGAGGTGGTACTATAGCAGATGATGATGCTATTATTTATACGATTGCTTCTAACCAGGTAAATGCAATTCGTTTTATGACAGCAACAAGAACTTTAATTATTGGTACTGCAGGTGGTGAGTTTGCAGTTAGTGGGGGTGGAACTGATAATGCGATTACACCTACAAACATATTAATTAAAAAACAATCTAACAATGGAGCTGCAAATGTAGATGCTTTAGCTGTTGGTAACGCAACTATATTTTTACAAAGAGCAAAAAGAAAACTAAGAGAACTAGCATACAACTTTGATGTAGATGGTTATGTTGCTCCAGACTTAACTATCCTTGCCGAACATATTTCAGAAACTGGATTTAAACAATTATCATATCAACAAGAACCTAATCAAGTTATATGGTGTGCAAGAAACGATGGTCAGTTAGTTGGTTTAACTTATCAAAGAGAACAACAGGTAGTTGCTTTTCATAGACATATATTTGGTGGAGCATTTGGAAATGGTAATTCAGTTTGTGAAAGTGTTGCAACAATTCCAACAGATGATTCTGAATATCAAACATGGGTAATTGTAAAAAGAACAATCAATGGTTCAACAAAAAGATATGTAGAATTTATTCATCAATATGATTTTGATGAAACAGATGATACTTCATTTAATTTTTTAGATTCACAATTATCTTATAGTGGATCTGCAGTTACAACTATATCTGGTCTTGCTCATCTTGAGGGTCAAACTGTATCTATCTTAGCAGATGGTGCAACACATCCAAACAAAGTTGTAAGTTCTGGAGAGATAACATTAGAAAGATCTGCAACTAAAGTTAAAATTGGATTAAGCTACACATCTTTATTACAAACAATGAGAATAGATGCTGGTGCGCAGAATGGTACATCACAAAGTAAAACTAAAAGAATCTATGAGATTACTGCTAGACTTTACGAAAGTATTGGTGTGGAGATTGGTCCAGATCTAGATAACATGGAACGAATACCATTTAGATCTTCAGCTAACGCAATGGATAGTGGTATCAATGTATTTACAGGAGATAAAGAAATAGAGTTTAGAGGAAATTATGAGACGGATGGTTTTATATTTGTAAGACAAAACCAACCTTTACCTTTGACGATACTATCTTTATATCCTAAACTTCAAACTAACGATGGATAGAATATTAAACATAGTATCATACAAAGGAGAACATGGAGCATACATTATGAAGCAACAGATGAATCATACATTAATGGATAAGGATATGGAGTTTGATGGTAACGCAAAGAACCTAGAACAAGATAACTTAGCATTTACAGGTATGATTGATGGTAAACCTATCTTTGCTGCAGGTATGAAAATTATTTGGAATGGTGTTGCAGAAGGTTGGGTGTTAGCTACTAAAGATGCTTTAGATCATCCTTTGCTAGTCGCAAGAGCAATCAGAAAAGATTTCGCAAGGATTGCTAAAGAAAATAATATCAATCGAGTTCAAACTGCTGTAAGAGCAAACTATACAACTGGTTTAAAATTTGCTAAATGGTTAGGTTTAGAGGAAGAAGGATTAATGAAAAAATTTGGCTTTGATGGTTCAGATCAATATATGTATGCGAGGTTATTCTAATGGGTTGGCAAATAGCAGCAACAGCAGCAATAGGTGCATTACAATATAAACAACAAGGTGCTATTGGTAAATATAATCAATCAGTACAAGATAGAAATGCATTAGTTCTTCAAGGTCAAGCAGATCAAATAGAAAAAAAAGCAGAATTTGATGTAGCTCAATTTAATAAAACTTATGAAAAAGTTGAAGGTGAAACAACTGTTGCTTTTGCTAAATCTGGTGTAGAAATTGGTACTGGTAGTGCGTATAATATTGCTTTATCAAATGCTCTTGAAAAAAGATTACAAGAAAATTTAATATATTACAATTCTAGAGTTGCTGCAGCAAACAAAAGAGAAGAAGCAAGGTTTGCTAGAATTAAAGGTCAAATGGCTAAACAAGAATCTAAACTTGCACAAATACAAACAGTTGCACAAACTGGATCAAATATATATTCAATGATGAATAAACCAAAAGGATAATAATGCCAAAAATACCCACATTTACAGCAGAAGGTTCGATTACTCAATTAGGAGGAACTACTAGCAATATTAAAATGGGATTAAATCAAAATCTTGCTAGTGCATTAGCACCTATAACTAAAACTATTGTTGAACAAAAAATAAAAGAGAATGTTTTACAAAATCAAGCAGAAGCATTAAAGCTAGAAAATGATTTTATTACTGATATGCAATCAGTTACTCAAACAATTAAAACTAATGAAAAATATGCAACAAATAAAGAAGCTGCAAATATTTATTTAAAAGAACAATCAGATGTTTTTATAAAAAAATATAGAGCATTGGCAACCAATGGAAATGTACAAGATAAATTTTCTAATTATGCTTTAGCTGAAGTGCAAAAATCAATTTTTAAAGTAGACACACTTGTGTCAAATCAAATTATTACTTCATTAAATAATAGTTATGGTACAGCTAAAAAAAATTTACTTTTAACAGCTTATATGGATGGTGGTATTGCTAAAGAAACTTTAGGTACAGATTTGACAAAATTAGCAAAAGACACCTTTAGTGAACAAGTATCTCCTCCAGAATTACAAAAAATTTTAAATAACATTCCTGTAGAAATTGATTTATTTGATGGATTAGAAGATGTAAGTAATTCACCTAAAAAAACATTTAGACTTTTAAAAGATAAAAATTATTTACCAAATCTATCTGTTGAGCAAAGAATAGATTTGGAAGATAAAGCAAAAACTTATTTAAGACCTCAAATAGAAAAAGAATTTAAAAATTATATGACATATATAGAGGAAGGAAAAGAACCACCTATATTTGATTTTGAACTTGCAAAAGAAGTTATGACAGAACCTGTATATGAAAACATGATAGTTGCTAAAACTGTTGCGGAAGATACTGTTGATGATGTTAAATTTCTTCACACTTTACCAAGTCAAGATTTAGATTCTACTTTAACAAGTATGTTAGAAGAGGTTTACAAAACATATCCTATTGATGTTGCTAAACAAAAAGAAATTTTTTTAAGCAAAGTGCTTCAAGATATAAAATCTGATAGAGAAGATGATCCTCTTGCATACATATTTAGTGTAGATGATGAAATTAAAAATATGTCAATAGAAATTGATAATATGTCAGCAGATTTTGCTGCACCTAATATTTACGACACAAGTGCTATAGCACAAGCTAAATTAGAATTTACAGAAACAATTATACAAAAACAAAAAGATTTAAATATTAAAAATATTAAAGTTATGACTAATGATGCAGCTCAAAGTTTTATTACAGCATATACTGAAGCTGGAAATAAAAACGACATAGCTACAATGAATGACATGATGCAAACTTTAAATATTAATTATGGTGATAATGATGGAATAGCATTAAGACAACTATTAGAAGCTGGTTTACCTTATGGTGCAAAAGTTTCTTATATTTTTGGAGATGGAGAACTTGCACAAGAAAGTCTTTCTTTTGATACCAAAGAAGAAAAAGATAAAATTAAAAATTTTTTAAAAGATCAAGATATAAAAAAAGATGATATTAGAGCGGAAATAAGAGAAAATCTTACAGATTTTGAATCTATTTTAAGAAAAAATGTACCACTTAATAGTAGTGGAACACTAACAGAAATGGACAATTTAGTAGAATATTTAAGTTTTGTAGCATCAAGTAGAATGTATGCAAATAAAGATTTGACCGCAAGTGAAGCAGCAATATCTGCAGCAAAAACATTTAATGATAATTTTGTAATAGAAGATACTTATTATCTTCCTAAAAAAATTGATGGAAAAAATGTAGGAGATGGTCAAATAAATAAAATTATTGAAACAGCAGATATTTTGCAAAAATATTATTTAGATGAATTTGGTGCTGTAGCTTTTAAATCAAATTTTGAAACAGATGAAGTAAAATTATCATCAAAAATGTATTCTCAAATGCTTATTAATGGAGAGTGGAGAAATATGCCAGATGGAGAAAATTTAATATTTGGTATTGTTCTTGATGGTAGCAATGAATTTGCACCTATTGTAAATTCTAATGGAGAAAATTTAATTTTAAATATTAATGATACTTCTGAACTTGTGCCTGGAACAAATATTCCAATAGATTTTACTTTAAACTTTAGTGAACCAAATGATACTCCTGCCGAATCAATAATTAGTGTTTATGAAAAAGCATCTGCACTTGCTAAAGAAGAAGGAATAACATACGAAGAAGCTCTTAAAAAAATAAGAAAACCAAAAATTGAAAATATTGAACTAGATTAATATGGCACAATTTGGATTTGCATTAAACATAAACGAAACAGCACAAGAAACTGGTTATGATCAATATCAAACAAGTTTATTTGAATCATTAGGAGCTGTTGCAAAAGATAATTGGAACTTTAATCCTGTAATATCTTTATTAACTTTAAAAGATGTTCAAGAAGCAAAACAAGAATCAAGAGAATTAGGTAAAATTCCTAGAGATAAAAAAGAATTAAATGAAGAATATAAAGATTTAGGATTATATTTTGAAACAAATGAATATCAATCAGTTGTTGATATTATGGTAGAGAAAAAAAAGAAAGAAAGAGAAAGACAAAGTATTATGCAAAGAGGACCAGAAGGTTCTTGGAATCCTTTATCTGGTGGTTTTTATGTAGGTGCTGCAAAACTTGCAGTAGGTATTGGTACAAGTTTTCTTGATCCAATAAATATTGGAGTTTCTTTTATTCCTATTTATGGACAGGCTAGATTTGCTAGAGCTATCGCTAAAGCAAAATCTATGAATGTTAAAAGTACAAAAGCATTTAGAAATACAAGATTAAAAAGAGGTGCTGCAGAAGGTGCAGTTGGTGCTGCTCTTATAGAGCCACTTGTTTATGGTGTGGCTCAAAGAGTACAAGCAGATTATGATATATATGATAGTTTTTTAAATGTTGCATTTGGAACAGTTATTGGTGGTGGACTTCATGTAGGTGCTGGTAAATTAAGAGATATGAATACTGCTAGAAAATTTAATGCAAGAATTTTAGCAAATAGAGAAAATTTAAGTAAACCAGAGGGAGGAGATCCAGAAGTAGATTTATATGCTGAATACTATCCTAAAGAAGTAGTAGATAAAATGATGCAACTAGATCAAATGGATACAGAAACTAGAAAACAATTATTAGCAAAAGCTATTGGTGATCAACAATTAGACGAACCTGTAAATGTTATGGATATAGCAAATGCTGATCCTACATTAAATGGTACATCAACTAAACAACTTGATCTTCTTATTAATAAAGCAAGAAAAAATATTGAAATAATAAAAAAAGATACACAAATAATTCTTAAAGAAGGAGGTAAAGTAAACAAAGCACATTTAAAAAATGCCGTAAAAAAATATAACGATTTACTTGCTGAAAGAAAAAAATTAGAAAAAACTATCAAAACTGATCCTGTAGTTACTGATCCAATAATTAATCGTACAAAAGCATCTAAACAAATTCAAGTTGAATCTACAAAAAAAAGTGTTTCTGATTTAGAACCTGTTCAACAAGATTCTGAATTAAATCGTGTTAATGAAAGATTAATTAAATTAAGAACAAAACAAAATGATGCTGGACTACTTTTAGATTTTACTAATAAAAGTACAGGTAAAAAAGATGAAACATTAAAAAAAGCTGCAGAAGAATTAGATGAAGTTAATGCTAAAACTGAAGATTTAGAAAATTCAATAACAGATTATATTGATTGTAACCAAGGAAATTAATGGCTAAAAATAGTTGTATAACAAGAATAGTAAACTCAATAAATAAATCAAGAATTACATCTGTTGATAAACAAGAGTTAATTAATAAAATTAAAATTGCTATAGCTGATACTAAAAAAACTAATTTAGATAGAGTTGATATAGATAGAATAAGTAAAGATGTTACAGAACAAATAAAAGCACAAAAAAGAATTAATAAAATTAATGCTATTAATGATGAAATATTAGTAAGAAAAAAAGTAGAAGAACTTTTAGAAAATTTTAAAGGCGATGAACAAGAAGGTTTAATATCTTTGTTAGTTGGCTCAAATAGATTGACAACTGGATCAAGAACATCTGTGGGTGTTGCACAAAATGCTGCACAAGGTCAATTAGTAGCCGATTTTGATGCTGAAGTTACTGCTGCTGGTTTAGATGGTATGTTTGACAAGGCTGATGCAAGGCTTCAAGAAGAACTTGCTATAACAATGGAAGAAATTTCTTTAGGAAAAGAAACAACAACAAAAAATAAAGATGTAAAAAAGTTAGCTGAAATAATGGAAAAACATTCTGAACTAAGTAGAAAAGCATTAAATGAAAGAGGAGCAAATATTGCTAAAATGTGGGGTTACATTGTAAGACAATCTCACGATCAATTTAATGTTAGAGCTGCTGCAAATAGATTAGGTAAAGATTTGAACGAGATAAAAGCTGACCCTAATTTAACAGGTACAGATATAAATTATAATAAAAATTATACTGCTTGGAAAGATTTTATTATGCAATATTTAGATGGAGATAGAACATTTGCTGACACAGATAATATTGATAATTTTTTAATGAACTCATATAATTCTTTGGTTGGTAATAAAATACAAGTAGCAGATGGAGCTGCAGGAGTATTTGGAAGTAGAAATATTACCACAGGAATTGCCAATAAAAGAGTATTACATTTTAAATCTGCAAAACATTGGAACGCATATAATGAAAAATTTGGTACAGGATCATTAAAAGAAACTTATTATAGCGGTTTAATGACAGCAGGAAGAAATATAGGTATGCTAGACACACTAGGAACTAAACCAAAAGAAAATTTTGAAAAAATTAGAGTTGCTGTTTCAAATAGAATGATTGCAGAAAAAAGAAGCGTAGAAAGTCTATCAAGTTATAAACAATTTGAAAAGTTTATGAATGTAGTTGATGGAACTGTGTATACTTTTGATGGTGGTAAATATGGATTTGCAGTAGCAAAATGGTCTGCAATAGCAAGAGCAATAGGTAATGTTGCAAAACTAGGGGGTGCAGTTATTTCTGCTGCAGCCGATATAGGTATTTATGCTTCAGAAATGAAATACCAAGGAAGATCATTTTTAGGTGGAATGTTTGAAGCAATGAACGCAATAAGAAGAATTAAAAATACAAAACAAAAACAAGATATAGTACAAGGATTAGGTTTTATTAAAGATGGTACTATTCATGATGTTTCTGGAAGGTTTCAAGTTGGTGATAATTTAAACAAAGGTTGGACACAAGTACAAAGAACATTTTTTAAATATAATTTACTTTCTTGGTGGACTAACACTTTAAAAGAAAACTCAATGTTAGGTATGGCTAACTATTATGCTAAACAAAAAAATTTAAGTTTTGATCAATTAAACAAACCATTACAAGATTTTTTTAAATTATATAATATTGATTCTACTAAATGGGATGTTATTAGAAAAACTGCAATGTCAAAAGCGGATGATGGAAAAGAATTTATTAATATATCTGAATTAAGTAATATGTCTGATGCTGATATAAAAAAAATTACAGGTATGGATGATTTAAGTAAATCAGAATTACAAATGGAAAAAGAAAAATTCAAATATTCAGTATCTGGTATGTTGTTAGATAGATCAATTTATGCAGTAATTGAACCAGATGCTAGAACTAAAGGAACTATGACACAAGGAACTCTTGCAGGAACTGGTATGGGTGAAGCTATAAGATTTGCAGGTCAATTTAAAGCATTTCCAATAGCTGTTGTAAATAAAGTTTTAGGAAGAGAAATTGCTTTTTTAAGAAAAGGAAAAAATCAAGATATAGGTAGAGGAATAAGGGGAATAGCTGCACTTATGATAACTTCTGGAATGTTTGGTTATATGTCAATGAGTTTAAAAGATTTATTAAAAGGTAAAGAACCTCGTGATCCAAATAACATAAAAACTATTAGAGCTGCTTTTTTGCAAGGAGGTGGACTTGGTATATATGGTGATGTTTTATTTAAAGAACAACGAGATGCTGGATCAATTGTTGCTGGACTTATAGGACCATTTCCTACAACAGTTATTGATGTTGGTTTAGCTTTTGGATATGCTTTAGGTTTAGAAGGTGGTAAAGCAGCTAAAGCTGCCTACAGAGCTGTAAGTTCTAATATACCTTTTTTAAATTTATTTTATATTAAGGCAGCATTTGACTATATGATAGGTTTTCAAATTATGGAAACAATGAATCCAGGTGTATTAAAAAGAGTAGAAAAAAGAATGAAAGATGACTATAATCAAGAATATCTATTTACAAAACCCTCAACAAGTAATAAAGGTTTTTAGCATATGACAATATCATCTACTACAGTAAAAAACTCCTACTCTGGAAATGGTACTCTCGATACCTTTAACTATACTTTCAAGATATTTGCAGACGCAGATATTCAAGTAATTATTAGGGATGCAACAGCAACTGAAACAGTTAAAACTTTAACTACTCACTACACAGTTACAGGTGCAGGA